AATTGGAGTCAAGAGAACCGTCACCCTTCACAAACTGAGTAGAAGTTCCACCTTGAGTAATGAACTTGTCTGCGTTGATATATTGAAAGTAGTCGATGGAGTTAAGGGTTCCACCAGTTCCAGATGAAGCAGCCAGAGTTGAGGTTGGTTTGTCGTACACACAGTTGAGTATTGAGTAAAAGCCATTTAGGACAACTGGTGCGACATTGGTTAGTGCTGAGGTTAGTAGTTGAGAGTTTGCTAGGGTAATCACGCTTGAGGCAGCCGATGTAACAGCGTTGGTTACTGCTGCACCTACAACGCAATCTACAATACTTAGTGCTCCAGCAGTTAGAACAGGGGAAACGGTGACAGCACTTTTTACAATCACATTGGCACTAGCGTTGTTGACGGTTATGAAGTTTGGATTACCACCGAAGATGGCTAATAAACCTGCTCCAGTAATACTTGCAGAGGTAAGGTCACATAAACGAAGAACGGTGTAGTCAGCATTACTGCTTTTTGTGAAAGTTCCAGAAACTTCACAGTTAAGGATGTTTACATTTCCTGCACCGCTAGGTGTAGTCACAGTCAGGTTGGTCATCTTTATACCTGAAATAGTGCAACCTGTGTTTGTGCTTACAGTTCCAGAAATTACGATGTTTCCACCAATAAGACCAGGACCAGTTATGGTCGTATACTGAACAGTTATTGAAGGGCTTTCAGTGTAAGTTCCTGGGTGAACAATGATGGTTTTACGCTGTGAATCTACTAAAGTCAGTGCCTTAGTAATAGAAGCAACAGGAGTAAGTAAATCACCGTTACCAGTAGTATCATTTCCATCTACTTGACTAACATGAATCTCGTAGTCGTAGCCAAGAAAGCTGGTACCAGTGTTTCCTTGTGGACCTGTTGGACCAGTGTTTCCTGTGGTTCCGGGTGCACCAGTTGCACCAGTGGCTCCAGTAGCACCAGTGGCTCCAGTAGAACCTGTTACACCGTTAGAACCAGTGGCACCTGTGACACCTTGAGAACCAGTAGCACCTGTTGCACCAGTAGCAACGGAAGTAGAGATTACAACTGGACCAGTACCATTATAATTTGCAAATGAAATTCCGCTACCAGCAGACACTCCATAGATGCTCTTATTGACCCATCCATCACCATTGTAAATGTAATGAATGCCACCATAATCGTAGGTAGCACCGATTGCAGAATTTTGTGGGAAGACTATTGGCATTAAATATTACACTTGCAATGACTTTAATTTATTCAAGGTTGTTTCTGTTTTAAATATTTCAGTATCTAATTCAGTAACTTTAACAACATCTCCTAATTTTGTATATTGAATTTTTTGTTCATTTAAAATTATTAAACGATTTTGTGTCATTTCTATAAGTTGTTCTATTGTCATTTTAATTCCTTTTTTACCAGAACTTCAAGGTTCTCCACATTTCCTGACCCGAGTGACGCATTATATAGAGATAAGTTAAATCATCAGCAGTTTTTACTAATTCGAACTTATTACCAAGTGTTGCGGTATTATGTACATATGGAATAGATCCTGCAATGTCAACTTTGAAGCTTGCAAGATTGAGTGCATAAATACGATTAGTAGCATCCTTTGTAAAGTAATAATAATCTCCACCATCATAAGCATACATTGAACCAGTTGTAAGAGTTGTTGCGCTTGGGGATAAATATGGTGTCAATTCCCATGTCCCAGTGGGAATATCAAAGATATCAAAAATGTTTGACGCTCCACCGCGAGGAGAAATAAGCCATCTACCTTTTTTATTCTGATCGGATAAACCAAATGCCGATTTAATATTAACTCCTGTTCCTTTTGCTGGTATTTCGTATATACAATAAAAGGTATCAGTTGCATTAGTGCCTAATGCTGGTATTGTTATAACAGTTGCAGTATTAGAAGTTATAGATTGTTCAACGGTTGTAGTATTATTTGAAGAAGAAGCGGTTCCAGCAATATAACGAATTCTTTTTCCTGCCAAGTAGTTTGTTGGAAAATTTTTATTTGCATCTGTAACCGTTGTTGTACCAGAACCAGTTGTCACAAATCCATAAGAATCCATAATTTCATATTTTGAAGTTGCATCTGGTGTAGCAACATTCCAGGATGCTACTGTAAGTGTTGTTGAACTATTACTTGTAATAACTACATCATTACCTTCTCCAGTTCCTGCGACAACACGAACACGGCAGTTCTGATACTGATTATTTTTCCAATTCTTAGTGCTATCAACAAGAGTAGTTGCAGTTCCAGAAGAAGCCCACCCATTAGGGGAACGCTCTGCCACTTTATCTATGACCATTGCACCGAATGGTCTTGCTTCTTGGATAATATATCTCGACCTACCATTAGTCATTGCACTTATGGCACTTGTTAAAGTCAATGTCGTTGCAGTATTTGCAGTAATTCTTCTGGCTCCTAAGTTTGTTTGCAACACTGTTCCATCTGTTTGAACAAAAACAATTCTACCAACATGCTCATTAGTAGTCCAATTTTGTGAAGCGTCTACTAAAAGTGAAGTCGTTAAAGAACTTGCGGCTGTTGGGCTTTGTGTAGCAGAAACATTTGCTGCAATGCTAAATGTAGTTAAAGATGCGATTCCAATTATTTGGAAAGTATCATTAAATGTTGTTTCTGTTGCACAACCAGCAATTGTTACATACTCGTTGTGTCTAAAATCATGATTTGTAGCAGTAACAACATTACCAACCTTACCTACAGTTAGTGTTATTGTAAGACCAGATCCGCTACCGCCTGTAGTATTTGATGAACCATTTGAATATCCGCTTCCGGATGCGGCCAATTGAAGACCAGTAACTGCTCCAGTGGAACTAACAGAAGTAACATAAGCTTGACCGTTTGTTCCTGTAGTAGAGCAAGTGACTAAATCACCAACAACATAATTCAAACCACCAGCATTAACAGAAATAGACAATATTCCACTTGCTGTATAAGTAATGCTTGTAATAGCATATCCTTCATGTGGAGGTCCATATGATCCGGTAATTCCAGCGGCTGTAGTTGCTGATATTTGTCTAGCAATACCAGCTCCAACTGATGGTGCAGTTGACCACAAATCATTATCGACAGAATATTGGAGCAATGCAGCCGAACCATTTCCAGCAGCCCAAAATTTATCAGTATCACCATATATTGAATACTGAGAAGTATTATCTGGAGTTATGTCCCATTTATGATCAATATAAAAAGTATCCGCACTATGAGCAGCGATTCTTCTTCTTTGTCCTATTCCCTTACCAGAAATAATTCTCAATTGATAATTTGTATAACGATCATAATCATAAGTTGCTCCGCTATGAACCAATGATTTTGCGGTAGCAGATGAAGCAGTCATTCCACTTATGAATACACCTCCAGCTTCACCTGTTCCATCTATTGCAAAATCTGTTGCTAATGCGGAATAAATATGTGCTGGTCCTGGTGGAGTCTTTCTAGTCCAAGTATCTGATAATACATCATAGAACGTAAATCGGGACCATGGTATTGAAGTATCACCAGTTAAAAGCCAAATACCACCAGTCATTATCATGTAAATTGAACTAGAATCTGGAGTTACATCCCAAGATGTATTAACAGTCAATTCAGTAGATTCTATAACAAAATTTGTCTGAGATCCTGCTGTTGTAATTGGAGATTCATTAAATTGTGTATTATTAAAGCTATCAATTGGTTGTTGATTAGTATCAACAAAAGTTAAAGTTGTAGTATCATTATAAAGAATTTTTCTTACTTGTGATTGACCTGTGCTGTAAGTTAAGCGGCAGTTATATCCATCCCACTGATTAACTCTCCATTTTTTAGTGGAATCTCCAATCGAAGTTACACCAGCTGTAGTTGCCAAACCATTATCATGAATTACTCCATCAGAAACAGCAGTAATAGTTCTTTCCTGTCCTGCTCCAGTTCCAGAAACAATTCTAATTTTATTTCCATTGCACAAATTTCCTAATCTTCCAAGACCTCCAATTGTAATTGTTGTAGAAGTTGCACTTATTGTATGTCCTCTGTTTCCATAATAAGCAGCATATTTTCCTGCGTATGTCGTGCTTCCGGCTGATAAAGGAGCAGCGCATTCTTGCCATGAATCGCTGTAGGTATCGTACCGCCACATGGCTTGACCCACGATATAGTACATATATCTTGCCTTTTCATCTGAAGACAAAAGAATTGAAGTATTACTTGTCGCGGTTGGAGCAGGACGCATCCACTCAAAAACTGGTTGATCAACTTGTTGCTTTAAAAGATTAGTTACAGTCATAATATTTCCTTAACTGAATGTTAATTTTGAACGAATTGCGTTTGAATAAAGAGAACGAGAATCGTCTATAATTCTCCAAATTTGATGAACAGGTCCTTCCATTATAATACCAGCAGCAGATGTTGCTGCACTCAAAGAATAAGGATTGCTAGAAGAAGATGGTAAAATCTGATTAGTTATTGAATTATTTACAGTATATGTACCCGATGCTGATGCAGTAACAGTACCAGAAACTGGTATAGTTCCTGTCAAATCTGTTGTTGCGGTTGCACTAGTACGAAGTGCATCTATAGTTATTCTTTGCCGCTGCTGTAAATCTACTACTGAATTAGATTCTAATATCTTGTTCATACGACGAATTAATGTATGTAAAGATTCTTCATAAGACTCAACATCTACATAAATTTGCAATATATCTGAAGAATTCATTGATGAAGTATTATAATCAAGAGTCAAAATATTATTATTGAAACTTATTGCTCCAGTAGTCGGATCTGCAAAATTATAAATTATAGTATTTGCAGTTGTATTAGTAATTAATAAAATATTTGCAAGAGTCAAAGCCTGCTGCAAATTAGAAAAAGTAACTGTTTTTGCACCAGGATTGAATGTGTAAGAACCAACTGTATCTGTACCTAAAAGTTTTTTCATATCTATCTACCTCTATTTATGTCTCATAATGCAACCGACATTGCTATAATAAATGGTTTTAAATCAACTGTTCCAGTAAATCCATTTACTGAAATCACATAATCACCCACTGGTCCAGTAGCACCAGTATTTCCTTGAATTCCTTGGATACCCTGTGAACCAGTAGCACCAGTTACACCCTGAATACCCTGTGATCCTGTTGCACCAGTAGCACCTGTTGATCCAACACTACCATTTGTACCAGTAGCACCAGTTGCGCCTATAGGTCCTCTTACATTCCACGGTCCATATACAAGAACATTTTGTGCTTCATAATCATACACTTCAACTTCTAATTCATATCCTTGATTTACTGAAACATTTATTATACTAGAACCAGTAATTCCTAGTGATCCTGTTGAACCAGTTGATCCTGTTGCTCCTGTTACACCTTGAGAACCAGTAGCACCAGTAGGTCCAGTCGCCCCAGTGGCTCCTGTGGCACCTGTTGAACCAGTTGCTCCTGTTGAACCAGTTGCACCCGGACAACATGGCCCTGTAGGTCCAGTGGGCCCTGTTGCACCTATACCACTCTGTAAAAGTTCTGATTTAAAATCAGTAAAAGAAATATATTTATCTGTTGCGGTAGTGGAAACTCCATCTATGCTACTCCCTAACTTTATAGAGTTTCCAGACATAGAAGATGTAGAAGCACCCAAAAGAGTGTAGGAAAGGTTTTCAAATTGGAATCTTTCCATAGCAAATGGAGATTTACCTTCTTGATATAAAATCCAATCTTGCTTGTCTGGAACACGTTGAATTGGAATAGATTGCCCACCTCGTGTGTAATTTATAGAAAAGGTAAATCCATTTAGTGTCAGTCCAAGACCAGGATTAAATGTTATTCCGCCACTAAATCCATTAACACTTATTACATAAAAATCAGGTGTTGCTCCTGTGGCCCCAGTTGCCCCAGTAGGACCAGTAGCACCAGTAGGACCGGTTGATCCTGTTGCTCCGGTTGCACCAGTCGATCCAGTTGCTCCAGTAGAACCAGTTACACCTTGAATACCTTGAATACCTTGTGGACCACTCTGTGAAGGGCCTAGAGGGTTAGCATACAAAACTTTTGTAGTTTCGGTGCTTGTAATGATATTTGCAGTAGTTACAGTAGAAACAGATATCTGGGAAGGATTGCTGTTATTCACAACAATCGTATTCACAGTATCTGCTTTAGATGTTAAATTAGTTTGACCTTGAAATGTAGATGGAAGTAAACTTGAGGCGTTTGTACCCGCAGTAGATACTTGATTCTGTTCCTTAAATGTGGTAACAACAAGTATTACCTGATTTGGATCAGCGGGCATTGTTATCTCGTTATTTCTCTAGAAACCTCAAATGATCCTTCCACTAGTCTATAAACTTCACCAAGTGTGTTTATGATTTCAAAATCATAAAAGTGCTTTCCCGATGGAACATTCTTCATGGTAGTGTTATCTACCTTTAGGAATATTCCTCCAGTATATCCAGTCGCGCCAGTAGTCGATGTGTTGAAACTAATACCTCCAACACCGGCTACACCCCCAGTTGCTCCGAAGTATCCGGTAGTGCCACCTCCGGTTACTCCATAATCGCTGAGGAACAATAACATGTTTGAGTCCTTGTCGGACTTTCGGACTTGCATGTTTCCATGAAATCCAGATAGATTAATACCAGTACCACCGGCATACTTGTAGTCTAGATGTAACTTAAATGTGCTACCCTGTTCCGCGTATATGTCGTATCTTGATGCTGGCATATTAGTCTCCTAGACTTATTTATATCTATTTTTAACTTTAATACCTTCAGGTGCAGTTTCTGGAGAGAGAACACCCTTCTTCAAGAGATCTTCCAACACATTTACATAAGATTCATAATTCTTTTGAATTCTATCTAAATGTTCCTTTGGAACCTTTCCACTCTGCAATAGTTTTCTGGTTACTTCATATCCCACCAAGGGGTAACCAGCAAAGAAGGCAGTACTACTAACTTCGTCTGCTACCCCCCAATCATATATTGCATTTGGAACGAATAGAATATCATCTTTGGGGAAAGGAATATCTAGAGCAGCTCTTGCAAACATATAAGCAAGAACTGGCATATTATACTTCATTCTATAGATTTGTGCTATATGATAAAGAGGTTCTGCTCTAGTTGGTCTATAATTGTACGCATCTAAAAATGCCTGCTGTATTTCTGACCAGGGTTTTTCTTGCATCGCTTTGCACTGTGCTACTCTAAGCAAGGAATAATAAACCTCTTCTGGCCACCCACCTGCTTGTGCGCGACGAGCATATGCTTCTTCTGATTTTGCCCACTGCTGAGAATCAAAATATGACTGTCCAAGATAGAACATATAACGAGAATTATTTGGTTCATCAATTAATGCTTTTTCTAAAAGTTCTGCGTCTCTAGAGTACTTTTCGATAACAGTGATGTCTTTATTTCTAGCACCTAGTGTTCTAGCAACTACTCTATAATTACCTTCTAGTTTAGCAATTTGTGGTGTTTCTTTCTTTCTTGGTTTTGCATATTCGTGCAACACACCAACATATTCCCAGTCTAGATCTAGACGGAAAATTTGAGTTCTCCACCAAGAAAACTCCTCTCTTCCCATTCGAAGAGTGTATGCATCATGATCTGTTATTTTATCAAATGGAAGAGAACCATGAAGATAATCATCTGCGTCAATAACAAAAGCATATTCCGCCTTACCTTTAGCAGTGTCAAATGCAAGAGTTCTGTTGTGTCCGAATCCCTTCCACTCGTGTTCGTGTAGTTCTCCGGGAATGTTTTTCTCTTCGAAGAACTTTTTGATAATTTCTTGTGTTCCATCGGTTGATCCGGTGTCACAAATAACCCAGTAGTCTATGTACTTATAGACTGAATTCAAGCATTCGTGAATAATATGAGATTCATTCTTAACAATCATGCACAGTGTAATTTTTGGTAACATTATAAAGATCCTTTGTTATATGTATGTTTTGTTTCGTTTGACTCCAAAGTACGATTGAACAATACCTTTATCTAAACCATTGTATGTGACCGGCACATTAGTGTATTCGCCACAATAAAAATCAAGACCAGGTTGTTGAACTTCTATATCTACTTTATGATTCAATAAATTGTTAATTTTGTTTGCAATGTTGCTTAATGTATATTTTTGTTCATATGAACAGTTTATAGTTTTTGGTGGGGTTTCAGTTTTAATATAATAATTGACTAAACTAACTAAATCTTTCATATAGAAAAAATCCATTACTTTATTCTTATGAATTACTATTGGTTCTTTCTTAATATATCTAATTATATTTGATTTGATGAATCTTGTATTCAATTCGTCTTCATCAAACACAGCAAATATTCTCAAGTTATAAAATTGATCTAGTTCTTGTATTTGTTTTGCAATTTCCCTTTTGCTGTTTGCGTATGGAGTATCACCGTGAAACAATTCGGCACCAGAACCAAAAGAAATCAATTTTGAAAACCGATGTTTATTTTGCACAAGATTGCTGAACATCTTCATGTTCTTATCAAATGCGGTTTGATCGTCTTCTTGTAGTCTGCTACCACCACTTATCGCGGTATGAATAACAACATCATATTGATTGGTGTCAAACCACGAACAAACTTGTTTATTGTCGCTCAAATCAAAATCATTTCGGGTGATTGAAGTAACTTGGTATTGACACGAAAAAGCAGAATAAAGACTTTTGGCAATGTAACCATTACCACCAGTTATCAGGATTTTCACTTCATCCATTGTATGTTTTTCAACTCGCCAGGAATGAATTTGCCATCTTCCCCAAGTTTGGCAACAACTTTTGGCTCATGACATTCATATGGATCGGTGAATACTTCGCATATTGCAGGACCAGTCTGCTTCAAAAACTCATTCAGTGTAGGCTGAATCTCATTATTTGTTTTGATGCTGCAATAAGGAATATCATATGCCTTTATTATCTTTTCGAAGTCTGGGAAAGATACACCGCTAGATTTTTCCGATGCAACAAACTTACCATTAAAGAAAGTATTTTGTGATATCTTGATCGATAGATAACCATCATTATTCAAAAGAATTAATTTGATCGGAAGATTATAATGCTTCATAGTTTGCAGTTCTTGAATGTTCAAATGCAAACTACCATCTCCTTCCAAACAAATTATATTATGATGAATGGCTGCACCAATAGCAGCAGGCAGTCCATATCCCATTGGAGCGCAACCAGTATTCGTAAACAGTCTTTGATTACCATGCAAATCTAATACTTGCATTGTCACAACATTCGCAGAACCATCACTGGTTACAATGTGGTGTTCCGGTGGTATAACCTTTGACAATTCTTCGATGAATGCATAGTGACTTACATATGTTTTGTTGTCTCTATGTCTCTGAAGAACCTTTGGTGCTTTGTTTATTTCGTCACACCTATTCAACCATTCAATATCAGAAACTGGCAATTCATTATTAAGAAGTTCATCAATGAATAATTTAGCATCCGCACAAACAGCAATGTTGGGATGAAGAGTTGGTTTATTCAGTTCGGCTTGATCAATGTCAACATAGGCTCTAAATGCTTGTTTGGCAAAACTTTCAAAGTTATAACCAGTTTGGCGAACATACAATCTAGTTCCTATTGCTAAAAGAAAATCACATTCACTTAGAAGATTATTGGCACAGATTTGTGCGTGAGTTCCAAATCTTCCATAATAATATCGATAATCTGAATTAACTATATCGTTTCCATTTATTGCAGTTATTGTTGGAGTATTGGTACGATTTAATAGTTCTCGAATTTCATCTACCGCACCACTCAAACGAACACCATTACCAACAATTAAAAGTGGTTTCTTTGCTAATTTCCACTTTGTAAGGATGTCATCTACTTTAGACAATTCTGGTTTGTGTTGTGGTTGTTCTTCAGTAAAACCAACTAGAGATTCTGGGTTTATTTGTGCAGACTGAACATTCAATGGGACATCAATCCACACAGGACCTGGTCTTCCTGTTGTGGCGAGTTTACATGCTTTCTCTAAGTGGTATCTGATTTCTGATGGATCATTTACTTGAACAGCATACTTTGTCATGTTCTTGACAGATTCAATGATGTTAAATTCTTGATCCCCAAATTGTCTTAGTGGTAATCCCGTATAATTGGTAGTCATTTCCTTATTAACTTGACCACTAATAACGATCACCGGAATTGAATCAAGCCAACTGCACAGAGTTCCAGTAATTGCATTTGTACCACCGGGACCACTTGTTACGACACACGCACCCAATTTACCATTCATGCGTGCATAACCCTCAGCCGCAATTGATGCTGCTTGTTCGTGGTGGGTTGCAACATATTGAACACCGGGAGTCGAACCAAGCGAATCAATTAAGAATATACAACCACCACCAGACACGGTAAATATTGTATCGATACCATATGAATCCCGAAGAAATTGAATTATGTAATCAGATAGTCTCATAAATCTTAGTCAGTATTGGTTGGATTATATCTAAATTCTCTATATCTTTCAAGAATGGTTCGGTATTAACCAAAACCATAGTTAGTTGTCCGGTGCTCTTTTTGTCGGACTTTATTATAGGAAGTAGTTGCTCAAAGTCAAACCATTCTTTACGAAAATTAAGATTGGATCTCTTTAACAAAGAAATTCCTTTCATCATTATCGTGTCGTAATTATTTACCTCAGAGCCAATACGGTCTGAAACATCAACAGCAATCATACAACCAAGTATTACTGCTATACCATGTGGAATCTCATGGTTAGATACGGATTCCAACGCATGTCCAAAAGTATGACCAAAATTTAAAAACTTTCTTTCCCCGCGATCAAACTCATCCCGTGACAGTATTCCTATTTTGTATTCAAGTCCGTCAAATATCATGTTTTCAATTTCACCATCTGCGTCGAACTCATTGATTTTGTTTTGAAGTATATGGAATTTAAATATTTCACCAAGACCACTAATATAATCCAAAGAAGAAAGAGTACCAGTAAAGGATGGATATACTAGAATTTTACTTGGTGGATAGAATGTTCCAATTATGTTTTTCCGATTTTCGAAATTAATTGATGTTTTGCCACCAATGCAACTGTCTGCTTGAGCCAATAAAGTAGTAGGAATCAGGATATATTCTATCCCTCTGCAATAAGTGGATGCACAGAATCCAATTATGTCTTGGAGAATGCCACCACCAATAACAACTATTTTAGTTTTTACATTTGCCTTTAATCTTGATAAATCGGAAAATACTACACTTGCATATTCTAATGTCTTGGTGCTTTCTGTTGCTTCTACTGATATCACACCACTTCTGTTCAGAACAGGATATAGTGAAAGTATATTCGTATCAACAAAACTAATAGTGTTTGATTGACTCATTAGATCAATAACATCTTGCAATGAATCAATAAAAACAACATCATACTCATTTATCTTAGATGGTACTTTCAGTGTGCTGTGCATGTATATCCACCATCAATCACGATGTTTTGACCAGATATAAAACTATTTGATACTGTTAGTGTGTAGACCAAATCTGCAACTTCTTCTGGTTTTCCCATTCTACCAACTGGAATATTTGAAATCAAGTTTTCAATTTCTTCTTTTGTGTTGTTTTGATATGTTAAATCAGTTCCAATGAAACCGGGAGAAACCGTATTAGAAAGAATATTGTATTCGCCATATTCGGCAGTTAATGATTTTGTCAATGAATGAAGAGCATGTTTGCTGGCACTATATGCTGCTCTCTTTGGTTTAGCCAAATCAATCCATATACTACCAATGTTGATTATTCTTCCATAACGCTGCGAAACCATATGAGGAATACATTGTTGAATGATTTCAAATGCTGAAAAGTAATTAACACGCATCACTTCTTCATCAGAAATTTCCTCAATAGTTTTCAGTGGATTTATTCCGGCATTGTTGATGACAACATCAAAGTCGGTGTGCTTTAGAACCACAGATTTGTTTAAATCCAGTTCATTTCTAGAGGGACAATAAACATAGTGATCGGCTTTTTTGAACCGATCAACTATGGATTTTCCTATTCCTCTAGAACCGCCAGTTACTAGTATTCTCATAAGTCAATCTAATGAACGCATGGATTGATTGATTCGATCTTGAATCATTTGAATTCGTTTAATGTCCTGATTGGCTAAAGATGTATAATATTCGTGTTTGCACTTTAACCATTCATATTCAAAGATCTGTCCCTTTGATAATGCTCTGGATAAATTCTTTAGAGCAACTGATGGATCATAGATCGCATATCGGGTTTCGAATTTATCAAGAAGACCGTTTGAATGAAGTTTTTTAAGGAAGTCTAAAGAATCAATCGATACGGCTCCACCTAAACAGAGTTTTAATCCTTTTTCTTTTGCCTTAACGAATACCTTCTCAACTAGAGAGTAGACTTCATCACTATTGACATAGTTACGATCCTTACCCATAGATGATACTAAATCAACTCGACCAACGGTTACACCGTATAGTTCTCCGGCTTCTTTGGACTCTAATATGCTCTGTGAATTCAATATTGCACTTATTGTTTCCAGATTAACATTCAATTGAACTGACGAAAGCGAATCCTCGGATATATGTGTTTTTGCGGCTTGGATAAACTTCTTCAAACCAAATGCCGACTCAACCATAGGAGCCACAATTCCTTTGACTCCAATAATAGTTGCATCCTTCAGATCTCTAATTGCTTCTGGACCTCCAATCTTAAGGGTGAGTTTAGTCTTACCCTGATTGCAGATTTCCTTCAAACGAATAGTTTCGTTGAATAAAGCACCTTCATCTTCGAATGATGTTTTTACACCAATTAGACCTTCATTCTCTATGAGGTCTGTCAAAATACTAACGCATTTAAATTCTCTTGAGTTCATAATATAGATCCATTCTTATTTCTTAGTGATTATTGCAACAGCAAATTTATCCTTTATGTCGTGATATATTTTGACTGTTGCAATGTTTTTCTCCAAATATTGTTTTTCTTCTGGCAATATGTGTTCATTAATAATAATACCAGTTGTTTCGAAATCTTTCAACAACGAATATGTCGCATCATTGTTAATACAACAATTCTTAATACCGGGAATTGACATATCCTCTAAGATATAGTATCCACCACTCTTAACATATTTAAATAAATGCCCCAATGAAATCATTTGATGAATGTGTTTGTGGGAACCATCTTCGATTATAAAATCAAATGGTTTTCCACCAAATTCATTATACATTGCATCAAGATCTTCTCGTTTTTCCTGATCACCTTTGAAAAATTGAACCCGATCACATCCAGTTATTGCCGGATGCTGACTCATATCAACAATGTCAAATGTATAGATCGATGCGTTTTGGAAATAATCAGACCACATTCGTACCGAATGTCCACCCGGACTATATTCCATGCAAATTCCAATTTCAAGAAGTCTTATTGCATCTTCTCTCCACTTATCAAGATAAGTTTCATATATTGACGCATAACCATGTACTGTTTGATGCGGGTATTGTGTTCCTTTATCGGTGGAGTAATAATTTGCGAGATCATCTAAACTTGGTTTTTTGCTTTCATTTACCATATAAATTTATCTTTATAGTAACTCACTATGTTCTTTATTTCAACATCAAACTCTTTGTTTGGTGTCCACCCTAAACTACGAAGTTTAGAATCATCTAAAGCGTATCTTAAGTCTTGTCCCACTCTTGAACAAGACATATCAACATATTTATTTATGTCGTAATCAGATGTACCTAATACTTCATTCAAAATCTTCTTTACGGTGTCCATATTTGTTTGTTCAAAACCACCGGCGATGTTATAGATTTCATTCTTAACTCCGCTTTCGATAATTGTTATGATTGCATTTGCTGTATCTTCTGCATGAAGCCAATTACGAATTGGAGTTCCATTATTATGGAGAGGAATCTTTCTACTCAACTTTAAATACTTACAAACTTTTGGTATTAACTTTTCTACATATTGTCCTATACCATAATTGTTAGTTGGACGAACAATGATGTATGGAACATTATATGTTCTAGCCCAAGCCAATACTAACATATCTGCTGCTGCTTTTGATGCAGAGTATGGATTAGATGGTTTTAATAAATCTGATTCTGTGTGTGATCCATCTACTATATCACCATAAACTTCGTCTGTACTAAAATGTAGTAGTGTTGGAATATTTCCATTCTCTTGTCTGTAGTTCTTTATTAGTTCTAAAATCTTGTGAACACCGTTAACATTACTTGTGATAAAATCATCACTGTTTGCAATAGAATTACCAACATGTGTTTCTGCTGCCGTGTTGATTATGTAATCACAGTCATATAAAAACTCAAGATCATTTATATCACAATGAACAAAAGAAAAATTATTATACTGTTTGAATTCTTCTAGCAGTTGTTTATTTGCGGCATATGTCATTTTATCAACTCCTTTGACATACCACCCACGCTTCAAACACTGACGGGTAACATATGAACCAATAAAACCCAAACAACCAGTAATATAGACTACTTTCATATTTGCTCCTAATATTTACCAATAAGTTATTTCGCCCGTAATTCTAGGCGCACAATAATTCATAGATGATCGTTTTACCACAATTCCAGCATCATCGTAATATCGTTTTAATGCTGCTTCATACACATGAAGGTGTAAATTTACACCACAATTATACCAATATTTATCTATCCAGTTGATGTAATTTGTTTTGGTTTCAATTTGTTTTTCTGAACCTATTCCCCATATATCAAACACGAATGGATGAGTATCATCATAGTTTGTTTTACCAATAACAAGTTCATCAAAAAGTAATTCATCTTTGTTGAATTTACTTAAGTAACGAATATCCATTCTTGTTGAAAAAAACTTATCGTATTTGTCGTGCTGTTTTGCCATATTGAATACTTTTAAACAACTATTCAACATGTTTTTTACACCAAGATGAGGCAAAGAAATGTGTGGTAACTCTTTCTTAAATCGACTAATTCCTTTATCTTTTTCAACAACAATATCTGTTGGTTTATATGCTTTTATTATACCTGATAAATCTATTACATTCGAAGATGTGTCATTAGATGGCAGTTCTTCTGTCCATCCATTCCAATGAGAACCAGATGTAGAATTGACTCTATCCCATGTGTGAATAAAGATATCACCAGGCACAACAGAAAACACATTTTTAAAGAAGTATTTGTGACATTGCTTCCATGTTCTAGAATGTCCATGAAACAAATAAGCAACCTTCATAGAGTTATCCTATAGTAATCAACTAGTTTTTCTATAACAGAATCGATTGTGTGTTTTTGTTTAAAACCATACGATACCAATTTTGCTGTATCTAGATACGAATGACGCACCTGAACAATGTCGTGAAAAGTCGTTGGCTGAATGTGTATTATCTTAGAAGAAGAGCCAGAATATTCTATGGCTTTTGTTATCATATCCAAAAATTTGTGAGGTTTACCGCTACCGATGTTTATTATTTGATTTGGTGGTGATTTATCCATGCACAACTTGAGTGCAGAACAAACATCTTCCACATGTATGTAATCTCGGAGAACTTCTCCACCATAATATAATGGCACATCTCGATTGTTGACAATCTCTTTGATTAAAAACTGAAGTGCGTTTTTCTTCTTAGAAATCTTTTTGTCACCCTCTCCAATTACATTTGCCAATCTGAATATTCTGTATTTTATGTTATATGTTTGACAGAAAGAAATCAATAACTGTTCAGCACAATATTTTGTAATTGAGTAGAATCCTGATGGATTGTATCTAGAAAAATCTTCTCTAAATGGCATCTCATAATTTTTACCATAGACAAACCAAGAACTTATGAAATTAAAAGTAATGTCGCTGTTTTTTGGCAAACGCTCCAAAACATTCATAAGAACAGTTAGATTGGTATCGATATCAACATGTAAATTGGTGTGTACATTATAATTATCAACGGTACTTATGAAGTAAAGTATGTTGTTGGTGGGAGAAGAATAATCATCTCTGGCAACTTTAACAACATCATCTGAATATATCTCACAAAACTTAGATCCAATGAATCCAGAACCACCAAATACTGTTATTTTGTTTTTTTCACTCATGGTATTTGCTCTAACAGTTTAATTTTGTCTTGAAATTGTTGATAAAAACCATCATGATCACATGTGTTTCTAGGATCTCCTCTACCATGAAATCCAAAACAATTATTTAAATCAAAATCACATTCTGGAATTCTAGACTCAAGAGAAAACTTCATTGCTACATCTACTGGTGCAAATTTACAGCCATGTTGCTCAAGTGCTGCTTTATAACGAAGACATATCGTTCCGTCTTCGTGTCCCTGTGCGTTCATATACTGACAAAGATTAACAAGTTTTCTGCTTCTTAAACTAAATCCGCCATTTCCCACTCTATTGATCTGTCCATAGTTTTTCCACGGAGCACCAATATAATCATAATTTAAGAAATCATCATTCCATAAATGAGGATTAATCACAAATCCATCGTCATGAATGGTCAAACAAAAATCAGTGTCAACATACTTGTGTAATTCGTGCAGCATGAATGGACTGTAACTATCGTGAGTCAGTTTGTTAATTTCTACAAATTCTATGGTATCTGGTATATTATTAGGCTTTATATGAGATAATAATTTGGCTTTACCAAATTGGATATCTTTCATGCTGTATTTCAGCGCCTTTAAACCTATGTGCGGGTTTACACCATCCACACACAATATGGTTACATTATTAAGAATTATACTCATAGATACCTTTCAAAAGTATTAGTTAGAACATCGATTCTATTTTTATTAGGCACACCAGTTATATGAGACAAGAAACATTCCTCAGTCCACGGATATTGCGGTTCTGGACGACCATCCCAAATACCTCTAAACATTGCGCGGTTTGGAATAGCACCCAAATATTTGTGATCCAATATCTTGATATGCTTTCCTAAATTGGTTTGGATATAAATGATATTCATGGTGGTCTGTTCCCAGCCCCACTGGTTTGTGTCCTTTACATGTTTACCAACCCGTAAAAAAGCATCAAACATTTGATCTGTACTGGCACACTTTTGGATTATGAAATTACCAGTGCTGATTGTTCTTTTGCCAGTCCAATCCCACGATGCATAGAAACAATGATCATCGTCCAGTTGGAAATCATCAATAGAGAAATTATCATTAGTTATAATTGAATCGGCATCAATCCACATAACAATATCATAAAACTCCAGCATCTCAAATGTTCTGAGTTCCCGAAGAAATCCGAGTTCCGTATCATCGAATAACTTATTTCTGTCCGTACCAAATGAACGCAATGCAAGAAGATCATAACCATGCTTTTTGGCATATCTTTGCTTTGACGCAAGAGTCAAATCAAAGACTTCTTCCATCGTGCTGTCTGTTTCATTTGGCTGTCTTAGTATATCGGTTGTTCCGGTTAATATTAAAACTCGTTTGTTCATACAGCATCCTTAAAAAAGTACTCTGCCACACTTTCAATATAATCCAGTTGCACATCAGTAATTACTGGACTTGTACCCAAGAAGAAAGTATCCGTAGTGACCTTTCTTGCATTGGGATAATTATTTATGACATCAAACTCATTCATAAGACCAGAATACGCTGGTTGAAGCATGATATTTCCTGCAAAGTATGGACGGGTTTGAATCTTATTTTCTTCAAAGTAATTTACGATATCCTTTCTTCTAAAGGGGGCATCATCCCGAATCGTGATAGCGAAAGCAAACCAACTAGGATCTGAGTTCTCTGTAGCCTTTGGTAGAATCAGCATGTCTTCATACTTTGAGAAGATCTTATGAAGTCTTGCGTGGTTGTGCTTTCTCTTCTGAATAATCTGCGGAAGCTTCTTGAGCTGTACTAGACCCATAGCAGCTTGCTGTTCGGTTGGCTTTAGATTGTATCCAATCTCGTCATAGACATACTTGTGATCGAAGATTTCGTCTGGAAGAGCAGGAAGCCAGTTAGAGAATCGCTTCTTGCAGGATCCATTCTTGAGAAGATTAGCCTTCTTACCGACGCAATAGCACCCTCTACCCCACTCACGGAAGCTTCTGGTAACAATCTCTTGCTGGTGAGTGTTGCAGGCCACAAACCCGCCTTCGCCCATTGTAATATGATGAGCAGGGTAGAAAGAGCAACTAGCAAGTTCGCCAAAAGAGCCAAGAGGTTTGTTCTTGTAAGTAGAACCGAGAGCATCGCAACAGTCTTCTAGAAGTATTAGATCATACTTCTTTACGATATCCATCAGTCTATCCATGTTGGGAGGATTGCCTAAAACATGGGCAAAAGTGATGATTTTGCAGCCTTGCTTGGCCTTTTCCTCTACCTGATCCAGGTTTAGGTTCAATGTATCAAGATCAATATCAACAAACACAGGCTCAAACCCTACCTGAAAGATAGGATTGATGGTTGTCGGAAACCCAGCGATTGGCGTAATTACCTTGGTTCCCTTTGGGAAATTGTAGAGTCTCTTGGATGTCATGGCAGACATCATGATGAGATTTGAGCTACTGCCGCTGTTGGTCAGAATTCCATACTCTTTACCCATCAGTCTAGGAAAGAGCTGTTCGAAGCGAATTCCACTTTCGCCAAGTGCAAGCCAACCATTTAACAACGATTTGGTACATTCGACGTATTCATCTGCCGTAAAATAAGATCCAGCATATTGTACCCAGTCTTGACCAGCTACCCAAATCTTATTCTGATTCTTTTCGTTGATATATTCTTTAATTAATTCTAGTATATGTTCCATTATGAATACCGGTTCCCCAATCATTTAAATTAGGAATGTTATATTTTTCTATATTTTCACGGATAAATTTATATTTGTAGCTATTTAAAATATCATGATTGTCATAAATTTTAGGATCAACTTTTAATGGTATCTCTATATTTTCATATTTCCAATCAAAATCATTTACAGATGCATCATATGCTGATGCTGGTATTGTGTCAATACCAAATCTAACCTTATTTACATAATCGCATATTTTCCAAAAATACTGTTTAACTGCAACTGTATCTTTGCATAACCACTGAAGATGTGCTATAAAAAGATTTGGCATTTCAATTACTCCTTGTTTTTCTGGAACGGGAAGATGTTCTGAATGCATTTGCGCGGATTTAAAAAGAGTTCTTTTGCTATAAGAACCTATTCTATCTTTATAATTTTTACCCCAAGGACCATCAATTCTAATTTGATGTTTGTCTGTATACTGTATCCACTGTGAATGAATTAATATATCTTTATTATTAGTAAGTACTTCGTTTAACTGTTGTTTTGTCATCAGTCCATCAAAATATTCATCAGTGTCTAAACACAATATTTTTCCACTATGTTTATATGCTTCATCATATAATCTCTGTCTTACATCTGATTCAATATTTTTTGTAATATCATCACGATCAATATTTGAAGGAATTACACTTAAAATATTAAATTGTTTTCGATTATCCATTAAATATTCATATGTTCCATCAGTAGAATCATCTACCATGAATACAAAAGCATCAGCATAGTTTTGCCAGAGAGGAAGCATCTCTTTAAGTAAAAACAATTCATTTCTAGTAATAGTTGTTTGAACAATCATTTTATTTTTCCTTGCTCTACTAAATTTAACCTATAAAGAGTAATTTCATTTTTAATTCTTTCAAAGAAAGAAGAACCATACTTTTGTGCTCTTTTATAATTTTCTTCAATATATGGTTTCATAGAATCATAAGTTTTATCCGTAATAGTATTAATTTTTTCCACAAGTTCTTTAACTGAAGATACTACAACCATACCCCTAGTATCAAAAAAATCAGATATATTCGGACACCCCAAGTAAACAGGAACAGTTTTAGTTAATAAACAATCAATTAATTTTTCTGTAAAATACGATTCCTCGACGCTGCTCTCAATTGCAATACTAAATTGACAATTAAACAAATTTATTTTGTCGTCGTTTGGTAACATACCATCATGTAGGGTATTCGAAAAAACACCATTATTTGTAGGAAATCTTGTACTAGAATAAAATTTAGTTGGATACCTAAATACATGTTTGTTATTCCAAATAATACATCTATGATTGTACCCCTCTTTTCCTAAGTGTGATGTGGATAAAAAACTTATCTCAAATTTTTTATTTTCAAATGTAGAAGAAAATATAGATTCATCAAACACACCAAGAGAATCTAAATGATTTTTATCTTTGTTTAACCATGTAGTACCATAAGGAAATAAAACTGAATTTGAAACTGATTGCAGTATTTTCTTTTCACTCGTCAATATCAAATCATACTTATGTGCATTGTGTATTATGTTTTCTGTGATTTCTCTACTTCTAGAACTTACTGGTTCATTTGAACAAACAAAAACTTTAAAACTAGATATATCTTTAAAATTTATTTTAACATCACCTAATTGATGTCTATAGTTTGAGTCTCCAAATCTACTAAAATGTATTTCTACTGGTATATCAAATGTTATACCTTTAGAAGAAAAATAATCACCATTTAAAATTGTAGCATTTATTTCTGATTTCATTATGTCAATATTCAATGTCTTAATAAATTGAAATTTATATCGCTTTCTTTAAATCCTAATTCTCTTAGAGAGTCTTCTTTTGATTTATTATCTGCAATTCCCATTGTTATGTAAGGTTTCATTCCCGGTGGAAGTTTATCTGTCGGCCATATTGCATAATTTCCGGGAAGAATTCCAATTTTTAATCTGTCTTTAAATTTAGGAAGAACATCAAACAAAAGTATTTCATGATCGAATACTTTTGGACCTGTATTGCTTGCATTAAAATCACATCTATCTACCCAAAAATCTAAAAACTCAAAAACTATTGGTTTAGGAGTTAAATATATTGGAGATGCTTTTGGAACATTTATATCTATGAATTTTGGTAAAAACCCAGAATAGGCAAATATAACATCACAATGAGGTTCTTTATTATCAAAAATAGAAAGTTCATCATGAATAATTGAATCAACATCTAACCAAACTATTGGTTTATTCTTAGTCTTCAACATATTCAAAATAAAATTTGGTTTTCTTAAACAGTTCATTCTATAACTACCACTTGTTTGTAGTTCTCTAATATCGTGTGGTATGTTGTATTTGATGCACTCTTGACTCAATCTTTTAGCATGATCGCTATAATAGGTGTGTCCCTCTATATCAGAGAAAAATGATATTATTTCAGTGTTCATTTAATATAGTTCCATTTTTTACTAAAAAGTTTATTGATATAATCATAATTTGGATATTCATTATCACTGTTCAATTTTTTTCTAGGATAACAAAAAATCCTATCAGTAGTATTTAGACTCTCTACAAGATAACATATGGAAGTTTCAACCGTATGAATTTCTTGTGCATTTTCAAGAATCCAGCAGAAGTCAAATATATGACAATATGAAGAATCGTTGTAAACAATTTTATAATCTGTTTTTGGATTTATATCATAAGTACGATGACCATTCGTATAATACATTGTATTTACAAATACAAATTTTTCTCCCTTTTCTATACCGTATTTTTTGCGAAGAGAATCTTCTCTTTCTGGATTTCTAGTAAATTTAAAGTAAGATTTCCAATCATGAAAATCGGTGTTTATGATTTTGTACTTGGAATACATTACCTGATCACTATTAACATTTAACATTGACATAGATGTTCTAAATGGAAAGTAATGAATTACATTTTCGCCTAATATTACACTTTTGAAGTTGTTATACTTGAAATTATCATACAAAACTTTGTGCCAAATTTTAACAGACTCACTGAAATCAGATTCTTTAGTAGGAAAACTAAAGTAAGACACCTTTGGAGTTTTTAAATACTCGTACAAATAATTGTATTTTGGATGTATCGGCCAGATGATATGATCAACTTTTTCTGCAATAAGAGTTGCTGCTTTTTGTAGGAAGAAAATATCACCAAGACCTCTGGCCTGATCCATTAATGCTATATGTTTCATGATCAATAGTTTGGAAGTATTTTTTCTTCTCTGACTGTGCTTTTAGTTACTTCATCAATGTGTCGTTTGATAGCATATCTTTTATCATTTAAAGTATAAACAGATCTTGCTAAAGAAATAAACTCTTCATCAAATTTTTTATCATTCTCCATCAATCTTAGCTTGTCCTCTACATCCCATAACTCTCTATTAACATTCATCAGTTCTTCTATAGTTTCTTCTTTCAAAGATAGACTATCTACCATATTCTTTATATTAGATAAATCTTGATTAATGTTAAAAAACTTCATAGAGAAGGGATTTACTTTTTTCTTTTTGATTATGAGGATCGTATAACGATCCACCAATTCACCATTTGATACTTCTATTTGCATAGTTCATAATGTTTGTATAAAGAATGTCATCAGAAGAATCTAGATTTTTTACTCTTTCTAGATTGTCTTTAACTGCATCCAACTTACTCTCGTACAATTCTGGTGTAAGTATATTAGGATCAAAGTCAGAAGTCAATCTAATTATTCCATCCATGTTGAAATGCTCATGGATATCCGGTGCGCCCCAATAAACTGGTATGGTTGCAGAAGCAAAACAATCAGTTACCTTTTCTGTATAGTAAGTTGGATATGAGTCATTTTCTATAACTATTGAAAATCTATATGGAACCGTAGCCTCGGACTTGTCTGGCCACAGATTCTCCCCATAACCAAATCTATTAGTTCCAGCAGCGCCACCAAAAATATCAATTGTATTCTTGAACTTTTCTGCAACAATATGTCGTATTGCGTGTCCAAATGTAATTTTCTTTGGAGAAGCAATCAAAGATATATTTTTAGTCTTCATAGGAAGATCCCTATAAATACTCAACCAAGGTAAATTACTACCGGCAGGACTATAAATTACATTAGGATATTCTGGTTTCAGTAATCCTTTTTCTGATACAAAAACATAATCAAAAGACTGACTTATTCTTTGTAATTCCTTTTCAAAAACTGGTCTTGGAAAAGACAAATGAAAAATAGCGCGGGATTCGCATACCCACGCAATCTTTATTTCCCCATCTTTTTTTGGTTCATTCATACCAACGGATATGCCACGATCAATATAAACCTTTACTGGTCTATCCTGATCTGTCCATCTAAACAACTTTGGTAGTCTATTTGAGCACGAAGAATATTCAACTGGAAACGGAGCACCTATCGCTTGTAATTCATTCATATAAAAATCACCTTCCTATATGGTATTTAGGTACGAGTTCCCAGTCTCCCTTCTCTTTGTGTGAAAGAATCTTTAAACGAGCAAGACTTAATTGTTTTTCATATTCTGTGGGATCAACAGCATCTACCAGACCCCAATCAACAAGAAGTTTAACAATAGTATTTCTTCTCATCTCATCTTCTTCACTAATATCGCTTTCTAAACCATCCATTAAAAACATTTCCTTAAAATGCATGATGGCATATCTACCACGCTTATGCAGAATGTGACAGGACTGGTATAGTTTCTTTTCGTGCTTTGAAGAGACACCCAAACGGGTTAGAGTTTCCTTGACTTTAAGGAAGTCCTCTTTATTCTTTAGTGTCACCTCAACACCCAATCCTTGAAAAATATCATCATCAGTTTCCATAATATCTCCGATTTTATCAATATTTATAAAAACGGGGATTTTAAATAAAAAACCCCGCTTTCGCGGGGTTCTTCTAAGAAAAAGTTCTATCTCAGTTAGTCACTGTAGATGGGCAAGCATCCTTTGGCTTGCAGCAGGTGCTAATCTTGTTCTTTACACAAGCAAGACCTTCATCCACGCGGTCAACTCGTCGTTCAAGATCACCGATGTAGTCCCAGTTGTGCTTTTCGTCTAGACGAGCACGAAGAGTGTGGTTGTCATATGCAAGAAGAACAATGCTGAGTCCTGCGAAGCAAGAAACAACATTAAATTCAAAACCTGCAAAGTGAAGAACTACTGAAGTAAAAAGTGCGATGAACGATAGAAAACGATAGCTAAAACTCATTGTAACATATCTCCTATAAATTGGGAATCGAAGATACTGTAAAT